TACCCCATGCGCCCGACCGGGCGGGGGTGGTGACGACGGCCCGCCGTCGCCCCGCCCGGTCACGAGGGCCCGTGCCCCACCGCCGCGCCGCACCCCGCGGTGGTGGGCGCTCCCGCAGGGGAGCGTCGCGTGCGCGTCGCCGTCCACGATCGTGACGGCGTCAGGCGGCGCACCTGCCCCGACGCCGCGCGGGGCCCCGTGCTGATGACGCCCGACGCCCGCGCGGCGCCGAGCGGACGGAGCGGGGCGACGCGGCACCCAGCGCTGTGGAGCAGTGGCAGCTCGGCGGGCTCATAACCCGCAGGCCGGTGGTTCGATCCCACCCAGCGCGACCGACCCCGAAGCGCGTTCCCCCCCCGCGCGCAGTAGGGGTCACCCCAGCTACCCCACGAGGAGAGGCCTCCGCCAGGCCAGAGAGCCCCCGGGCGCCGACCCCGCCACCACCCCCGCTCGCGGCGCGTGCGACCCTCGCGAGCACAGCATCGGTGGCGACGGTCGGAGCGCACGCCCGCACTCCGCAATGCCCCCCGCCCCGAAGATCGGCCGCCCCACGAAGCTGACGCCCGCGCTCCAGGCGCGCATCGTCAGGGCCGTGCGGGAGGGCAACTACCCCGAGACCGCCGCCCTCTCGGAGGGGGTGAGCCGCACCGCCTACTACGAGTGGATGGAGCGGGGGCGGAAGCGCGAGCTCCCCTATGCGGACTTTGCGGACGCCGTGACGCGGGCGCGCGCGACGGCCCAGCGGAAGATGCTCGGCCTCGTCGCGAAGGCCGCGCCGAAGGACCCCGAGAACGCGCGCTGGTACCTGGAGCGCACCGCCCCCGACCAGTTCGGCCGCCGCGACAAGCTGGTGGTCGAGAACCTCGTCTCGCAGGAGCTCGACGCGCTCCTCGCGCGCCTCGAGCGGCGCCTCCCCCCGGAGACCTACGAGCTTGTCCTCGCAGCCCTCGCGGATGACGCGGCTGGCGACGGAGCGGCTGACGCGCCTGCGGGCGGCGAAGGGCGCGACGGGCCGCCGCAAGACCCCGTCCACTGAGGCGCTCGCCTGCCCCGCGGTCTTCGCGCGGGAGGTGTTTGGGCTGAGGCTCTGGAAGCGCCAGGAGGAGCTGCTCCTCCTGGCGCGCGACCACGACCGCGTCAGCGCGACCTCCGGCCACAAGACCGGGAAGAGCACCAGCTTCGCGGTCCTCGCGTGGTGGTTCACCGCCGACCCGCTGAACCGCCCCGGCGCTCGCTGCGCGATGACCTCCGCCTCGCAGCGGCAGGTCAAGAAGATCCTCTGGCGCGAGGTGCGGGCGATGTGGCGCCGCGCCCGCGACCGCGGCTACGACCTCGGGCCCGAGCCGGCCCTCGACCCGGAGACCGGCGTCCAGTGGGACGACGGCCGGGAGCTCTTCGGCTTCACCGCGAGGGATCCGGAGAAGGCCGCGGGCACGTCCGGCGCGCACCTCCTCTTCCTCCTCGACGAGGCCTCGGGCATCGCCGAGGAGATCTTCGAGGCGATCGAGGGCAACCGCGCCGGCGGCGCCAAGATCGTCCTCGCGTCGAACCCCACGCAGCAGTCGGGCGAGTTCTACGAGAGCCACCACGCCAAGAGGAAGTTCTACCGCTCCATCGAGATCAGCTCGGAGGAGGCCGCCGCCGTCAACCCGCCCATCCCCGGCCTCGCGACCCGCGCGTGGGTCAACGAGAAGCGCGAGGAGTGGCGCGAGGACTCGCCGCTCTACCAGGTCCGCGTGAAGGGTCGCTTCGCAGCGCAGGCCACCGACGCCGTCATCGGCCTCGGGCTCGTGCTCGACGCCATCCGGCGCGGTCGGGAGCTCGCGGAGAACGACGTCGACCGCGAGGACGACGCCGACGACGCCGGGGACGAGCCGCTCTTCATTGGGCTCGACGTGGCCCGCTTCGGCGACGACGAGACCGTCGCCGCCGCGCGCCGCGGGAAGCGGCTCTTCCCTCTGATCGCGCTCCCCGAGGGCGACGGGCCCGACACCGCCGCCGCGCTGATGATCGCCCTCAGAGACTCGGGGCTCCTGCGCCGCGGCGAGATCCCGCGCGTCGCAGTCGACGGCAACGGCGTCGGGGCTTCGGTCTACGACGCGCTCGTGCGCCGCGACGACGTCTACGCCGTGTCCGTGAACACCGGCGAACGCGCGACGAAGCCCGAGGATTTCACCAACCTCCGCGCGGAGCTGCACTTCCGCTTCAAGGCGTGGCTGCGCGACGGCGGCGCGATCCCCGACGACGCGCGACTCCAGAGCGAACTCGTCGCCCCGAAGTACTCGAGCGACGGCAAGAACCGCCTGAAGGTCGAGTCGAAGGACGAGCTGCGCAAGCGGCTTCGCCGGTCGCCCGACCGCGCCGACGCCGCGATGCTCTCCCTCTGCGAGTTCGAGCCGGAGGACCCCGGCATGGACGCCGACGTCCTCGACCTCTCCGGCCCCATCAACGTCTCGACCTGGGGCTGACCGGCCCCGACCGCACCCGTGGCACCCACCTTCCGAGACCGCGCGATCACCCTCGCCGAGGCGGCGTACGAGTTCGCGCTCGCGCGGCTGCGCCCGGGCGACCGCGGGAAGGAGGAGGCGGCCCCGGCCCCGTGGAGCGACCGCAACGTCCAGGTGCTCGGTGCCCGGGCGACGCCCGACACGGTGGGCGCGATCATCGCCCGCCGCAACATGGGCGACCTGCGCGAGTGGGCCGACCTCGCCGACGCCGCGCGCCGCGCGGTGCCGACGGTCCACTCCGAGCTGTCGACGCGAGAGCAGAGCGCGCAGGAGACGGACTTTCGGGTGATCCCCGGCGAGGGGTCGAACCGCCGCGGGGCCCGGCGCGCGTCCGACGCGTGCGCGGAGCTCCTCCGGCGCTGGCAGTCGCGCGACGACTCCGGCGACACCTACGGCGCGTGGGAGCGCTGGGTCGCCGAGTGGGTGGCCGCCGCCTACTACCCGCTGGCGTGCCACGAGGTGGTGTGGCGGCGCGACGCGCGCGCGGTCTACCCCGATGCCTGCGCCCGCGTCGCAGAGCGCCGGCTGAGCTACGCCGCCGACCGGTACGACCCGGACCCCTGGGCGCCGCGCATCCTCGACGACGAGCAGCCCGACTCGCCATTCTACCGGCCACCCTACGGCGTCCCGGTGTCGGCGGTCCACCCAGACAAGGTGCTCCTGCACCGCCGCCGCGTCGTCGGCGGGCACCCCGCGAGCGAGGGGATGTTCGCGGTGCTTGTCTGGCCGTACGTGTTCTCCACCAGCTCCTGGCGCGACCTGATGCGGCTGCAGGAGACGCTGGGCGTACCGCCGGTGATCGGCTACTTCAACGCGGGCGGCGCCAGGGCGGACGGCGCCGTGCAGAAGGGCAACGGCGACCGCAAGGCGACCTCCGAAGAGATCGCCCTCGCGCGCGCCACGCTGGGGATGATGACCGGCGCCCTGCGCGCGCTCCTCCCGGACACCGTCCGCCTCGACCCGCTGAAGTACGACATGCCCGCGACGCCGCTCCAGCTCATGACGAGCGAGCGCCTCGACAAGTACATCGCGCGCGTCGTGAACGGCACCGACGGCGTGAGCTCCATCGTCCCCGGGTCGCGCGCCGCGCAGCAGGTGGCGGCCGAGCAGGCGATGACGCCCTACCGCTCCGACGCGAGGTACATCGCGCGCCAGGCGACGATCCTCTTCGCGCGCTACGTCCGCGCCAACCCCGACCTCTTCGGCGCGAGCTGCCCCCTCCCACTCTGCCTCGCGGAGACCGACCCCCCGGCGAGCGACGCCGAGCGGCTGAAGCTCATCGCCGACGCGAAGAAGGCCGGCTACGTGATCCCCGAGGCGTGGGCCCACGAGGCGATCCAGATCCCCGTCCGCGCCCCCGGCGAGCGCGCCCTCGGCGACGCCCCCGAGGCTCAGGCCCGGGCCCAGGCCCAGCCCCCGACCCCGCCCGAACCGCCCGCCTGAAGCGATGCAGATCACGCCCGCACAGACTGGCGCCGGCGCCCTCGGCGCTGCGGTGGTGCTTCCCGTGCCGCCCGGCGTCGCTGCCTCGCTCGCGGTCGAGGGCGGCGTGCCGGCGGCCGAGCTCCACCTGACGCTCGCGTACCTCCCGGCGGTCGACCGGACGGACGCCGAGCAGTTCGAAGCGCTCCGCGCGGCCGTCGCCGCGTGGGCCGCCGGGGTCCCGCCGGTCGCCGCCGCGCTCTCGGGCGTGGGGCGCTTCACGGGCGACGCGGGCGACGGCGACGCGTTCGTGGCCCTGGCCGACGCGCCGGGGCTCGCGGCCCCCCGCGAAGCCCTCGTCGCCGCCCTCGCCGCGGCGGGCTTCGAAGTCTCCCTCGCCCACGGCTTCAACCCGCACGTCACGCTCCGCTACCTCGGCGCCGACGAGGAGCCGCCGCTCGACCGGATTGGGCCGCTCGCGCTCGTGTTCGAAGGCGTCGAGGTGTGGCGGGGCGCGGCCCACGACGCCGTCGCGACCTTCACCCCGCCCGCCGAGGACGCCCCCGCAATGCACAGGAACCTCCGCCCGCCGACCCGCTACGGCGCGCCCGTCGAGCTCTCGATCCCGCCCACCGACGACGAGGGCGGCCCGTGGTCCGTGATCGCGTACGCGGTCGAGCTCAAGGGCTACAAGCTCAAGGGCGGCGGCCACGCGAAGATCACCGCGCAGGACATCGACGAGATGGTGGCGAACTTCGCGCGCTATCCGAAGGCGCCCCTCGTCATCGAGCACGCCGACACGCGCCGCGACGTCGCCGAGGTCCACCCCGAGTGGGCGCGGCCCCACGGGCACGTCGTCGCCCTGCGCCGCGGCACCTACGCCCGCGTGGTCGACGGCGTCGAGAAGCAGGTGCCCTCGCTCGAGGCCCGGCTCGCCGTGCCGCCCGACGTGCGCCTCGCGATCAACGGCGACCCGGAGAACGACGTGCCGCCGACGTGGCCCTTCTGCTCGATCACCCCCGCCGCCGGGATCGACGAGGAGAACGACCGGCCCATCGGCACGGTGCTCTGGAGCCTGTCCCTCACCGCGCACCCGCGCCTCACCGACCTGCCGCGCCTCGCCGCCGCAAGGAGCCACGCCCCGATGAAGAACCGCACCCGCCGCGGCGCCGCCCCGGCGCCCGCCACGCAGACCACCGACGGCACGAGCGACCTCCCGGCCGCCGAACTCGGCTACTGGTACGGCGAGATCAAGACCCGGGGCGACGTCCTGTCGATGCTCCGCTCGGTCTTCGACCTCCCCGTCCTCACCGTCGAGGCCGACGTGGTGGCGAAGCTCGGCACGCTGGAGTCCCTCGCCGCCACGCCCGAGGACACGAGCGGCGTCGACGTCGACGACATCGTCGGGGAGCTGCGGCGCGCCCTCGGGCTCGACGCGCTCAAGACGACCGCCGAGGTGATCGCCGCCGTGCGCCAGGCCCTCGCCACCCTCCCCGCGGGCGACGCGCCCGCCGCCGAGATGTCCCGCGCGCAGCCCCGCGCGGCCAACCCCGCTCCCACCACGGAGACGAAGCCCATGAAGACCATGCTGGAGCTGGCCGCGGAGATGAAGATCCCGGCCGCCACCGAGGACGCCGCCCGCGACGCCCTCGTCACCCTCGCCCGCGACGGCGCCGCCGCGCGCGCCGCCCTCAACCTCCCCGCCGACCAGCCCCTCGTCGCCCGGCTCACGCCCGTCCTCACCGACGCCGCGGAGCTCCCGAAGGTGCGCGAGGAGCTCGCCAAGGTGCAGAGCGACCTCAAGGCCCGCGCCGACGCGGAGGCGAAGGCCGCCGCCGAGCGCGCGGAGCTCGAGCTCTCGCGCCGCGTCGACGAGGTGTGCGCCGCGAAGGGCTACGGCGACGACCTCAAGCCCGCGCTCCTCGCCTTCGGGCGGGCCGACCGGGCGGGCTTCGACGCGAAGTACCCCGCGCCGTCCGCGGCCGAGCTGGCCCAGCGCGCGCAGGACCCCGCGCGCCTGGAGAACCTGCACCTCTCCAAGCCCCCGGCGACCACGGGCGAGGACGTCGGCAACGGCCAGCCGGGCTCGGCCGCCGAGCGGCTCAAGCGCCACGTCGCCTCGCTCCGCGAGGTGAACCCCGGCCTCACGACGCTCGAGGCGACCGCGATGGCGTCGCGCGGCGTCACCGCCGAGGCCTACGCCCGCGAGTTCAACGCCGGCGCCTGAGCCGCGCGCCCTCCCCGTCCCTCCACCCCACCGCCACCGGAGACCACCCCCATGCAGCTCCCCGTCGAGCTCGGCCGCGCGTTCACCCTGCGCAACATCGAGTCGAGCACCGTCACCAAGCACCGCCTCGTCGGCTACGGCACGCCGACCGCGGCCAACCGCACCCCCTTCGTCGCCCTCAACACCGCCGGCGTCGACAAGATCGCCGGGGTAATCCAGGACGACGTGCCCGCCGGCGAGGCCGCGTCGGTCTACAGCGACGACGGCGACGTCGTCGTGATCGAGTCCGACGGCTCCGCGACCATCGACTACGGCGACGAGGTGATCGCCGTCGCGGGCGCCTCGATCGCCGCCAGCGGCCGGGTCAAGGCCCGCGGCACGGTCTCGACCGGCGCCAACGTGCGCGTCGTCGGCCACTGCGTGTCGCCCACGCAGATCCCCGCCACCGCCGGGGCGAAGGTGCTCGTGCGCCTGCGCATCGGCAGCTTCCAGGGCGCGTGATCCCCGCCCCCTGAACCGCCCACACCCCACGGAGATCACCCCCATGAACGCCCCCTTCATCAAGGACTCGGCGCAGCGCCTCCGCGCGCGGCGCCCCACCGAGTACGGCATGAGCCCGGCCGTCGCCGAGATGCTCACCGGGCGCGGCATCGACCCGAAGCGGCACGCCGAGCGGCTGCGCTCGCTCCACGCCTCCGTCGACCTCGGCCGCGAGCCCGAACCCGGCGAGCAGGTGGCCGCGATCCGCGACCGCTTCGGCGACGCCAAGGCCTTCGCCGAGCTCGCCCTCACCCCCAACGACGTCGTCGTCCGCGAGCTGATCCAGCAGGCGGCGCTCGACAGCTTCGACGGCGAGAACATCGCCGAGAGCTACTGCCCCACGCAGATGGTCGACGTCCGCGAGGGCGAGTACAAGCTGCGCGACCGGCAGACCGACAACCAGGAGGTCGACGACGAGGTCGGCCCCCGGTCGAAGTCCAAGGGCATCCCGCAGGAGATCAGCGCCGGCACCTACAAGGTGAAGACGCGCGCCCTCCACGACACCGTCGACCGCAAGGTCGCCACCGTCGCCCCCTCGATCGAATCGCGCATGATCGCGGCGATGCGCGTGCGCAAGGCGCTCATGCGCCAGCACGAGATCCGCGCCGCCGTCACCCTGATGACGACCACGAGCTACGCGAGCGCCTGCCGCATCACCGTGAACGCGGGCGAGCAGTGGAACGGCGGCGCGTCGGCCGACCCGATCGACGACATGCAGGACGCCATCGCCGCGGCCACCGCGCCCCTCACGCACGCCGTGATGGGCCTGGAGACGTGGCAGGCGGCGCAGGCCAACGATGACCTCAGGTCCATCCTCGGCACGATGCCGGGCAACAAGGGGCTCCTCACCCCGCTCGACTTCGCGCTCTACTTCGCGCTCGAGCAGTTGCTCGTCTCGCGCCGGGTCTACACGCCGCTCGGGTCGGCGACCGAGTCGCGCATCTACGGCACGGCCAACGTCGCCCTCGTGCACGTCAGCCGCGACCCCGAGGCCCGCACCTTCATGCGCAACTTCATGCTGCGCCAGGGCGCGGGCGGGCTCATCTCGTCCTCGTGGACCGAGGCGGGCACCGGCGGCGTCGCGCTCGACTACGAGCAGCTCGCGATGGAGCAGGTGCACAAGGTGATCGACGACACCTACGGCGCCATCATCATCAGCGCGAGGCAGTGACCGTGAGCCGCAACCCCACCCGCGCGAGGCCCGGGGCCCCCGCCCAGGGCGACGCGCCCACCACCCCCTCCGGCGAGGCGCCCGCCTCCCCGACGCCCCCGCCGGAGCCCCCCACGGTCGACCCCCGCGTCGCCGAGCTCGAGGCCTCCCTCAAGGCGGCCCACGAGAGCTACGAGAGGCAGCTCGCGGACCTGCGCGCCGAGCTCTCCGCCGCCCGCGCCGCCGAGCGCCCCCGCCGCGCCGTCGCCGACTCGCGCCTCCGCATCAACGGCGTGAAGCTCATCCCCGGGGACCCGATCCCCGAGGGCACCGACCTCACCAAGCTCGCCGCCGGGACGTGGCGCTACGAGGAGGCCTGAGATGGGCTTCAACCCCCTCGCGTGGCTCCGCTCGCTCGCCGCCGACGGCCAGGCGATCAAGCGCTCCGGCGCCACCTTCGCGGGCTTCACGCCGGTCTCGACGACCGGCGCGGAGACGCTCACCAACAAGACGCTCACGGCGCCGAGCTTCGGCAACGGGGCGTCGGTCGAGACGGCGACCGCGCAGACCACCGACGGCACCGTCACCACGGTGTGGTCGAAGGCCCTGACGGACAACACCGTCTACCTCGTCGACGTCGTCCTGGTGGGGCGCCGCGCCACCACGGCCGGCCGCGCCGTCTACCGCCGATCCGCGGTCGTCTACGTCGAGGGCGGCACGCTCACGATCGTCACGCCCGACACGATCGGGACGGACGTGGAGTCGACCGCCGGCTACGACATCACGCTCGACAACAGCGGCACGACGCTGCGCGTGCGCGCCACGGGCGCGAGCTCCCACACGATCCGCTGGGACGCTCGCGTCGAGCTCGTGAGCGCCTCCACCTGACCCGCTCCGACGGGCGGGCTAACGCGCGCTGTGTGGCCGCGTCGCTCGCCCGCCCACCCCCGCCATGGCCACCACGCCCCGCTACATCGCCACCAGCGTCGCCGCGGCGAAGACCTACGTCGAGAACGCGATCGACGCCGAGGTGTGGCTCGCGGTCTTCGACGCCGACGGAGACGGCACCGTCGCCACCGGCAGCTCGGACGAGACCGAGTTCGCCCGCGCGGTCGCGCGCGCCGAGACGCGCGTCGACGAGGCCCTCGGCGCCTCACACGGCGCCCCGTGGTCGGCCGAGGCGTTCGACGCGCTGCCAGCCGGCACGCAGGACTCCGTGCGCGAGTGCGTGCTCGAGCTTCTTCCCTGGGAGCGCGTGAAGTTCCGCCCCGCGATGAAGGACGACGCGAAGGCCCCGTACCGCCAGCTCTGGAAGGACGCGCGGGAGCGACTCGTCAAGCTCGCCGACGACAACAGGGCGCGCCTGCCCGGCTCCGGAGCAGCCACCCCGACCGACGCCGGAGGTGTGGTGGCGGTCGACCAGAGCGACACGACGCTCTCCGGCCTCGACTGGCAGCGCAACGCCCTGTCCGGGAGCGGCGGGTACTGATGATCTCCCTCCGCGTCGAGTTCGACCACGGCCCATGGCGCGACGGCCTCCGGGCCCTCCGCTCGGGCGTGGATGACGGCCTCGAGCGGGCGATCCGCGCGACGAGCCGCGCCGTGCGCGACGAGGCCCGACGCTCGCACGCCTACGCCGACCGCACCGGCCGCCTGACGCGCTCCATCGCCGTGCGCCCCACGGGCGGCACCTTCTCCCGCGGCACCCTCGAAGGCGGCGTCGTCGCCGCCATGCCCTACGCGAGCTACGTCGAGGACGGCACCTCGCGGTCGCGCGCGTTCCAGTACCTCGGCACCGCGTGGGTGCTCCAGCGCGACGACGCCGAGCGCCGCGTGCAGGACGCCCTCGAAGCCGCGCTCGCGGGCTCGGGCCTCCGGTGAGCGTCTCGCTCGACGCGCTCGAGGCGGCGATCTTCACGCGCCTCCTCGCCCTGAAGGCGGCCGGCGTCACGCCCACGGCCTCGGTGCCGTTCCGGTCCGTGAAGCGGTGGGCGGGCGAGGTGACGCAGGACGAGACCGACGCCGGCCACCTCGGCGTCTGCCCCTCGGCGCTGCTCGCCTACGAGGGCTCGCAGGTCGTCTCGCAGGGGGACCGGCAGTACGTCGAGACCCTCGGCCAGGACGTCGAGGTGGTCGAGCGGCACCTCTTCCGCGTGTACGTCACCGTGCAGGACGCGCGCGGCGACTCGACCACCGTGAAGGGCGGCACCGGGACGCCCGGCATCTACGCCTGCACGCAGGCGGTGGCGGAGGCCCTCGCCGGGTACCGCGTCGCCGGCCTCCGCGGCCCCGTCGCCCTCGTGGAGCGCACCCCCTGGCGGATCGAGCGCGGCTCCTCCCGCACCGACCTCGTGCGCTTCGCCGCCCTCGCGTCGCTCCCCGAGACGACCGACACGGTCGCCGGCGCCCACCCGCTCTCGCGCGTCGACGCGACCGTCCAGCACCACGCCGACGACGTCGACGGCCGCGACATCCCCATCGCCACCGTTCGCACCAACCCCTGACGGAGCACCACCACCGTGACCATCCCCCTCCCGAGCGGCTACACGCCGTCGCTCCTGCCCGAGATCGCGATCGCGGTGCAGCTCGGCGTGGGCGCCACGCCCGCGCGCAACGACTTCAAGCCCGTCCTCCTCGGCAACAAGCTGGCGGCGGGCCTCGCCAGCAACACGGTCGCGATCGAGGTGTACGGCCCCGACCACGCCAACACGCAGTTCGGCGCGCGGTCGGAGCTCGCCCGCATGTGCCGCGCCTGGTTCAAGATCGCGCCGCGCGGTCGCCTGTGGGCCTGCCCCGTCGCCGAGAACATCTCCGGCGTCGCCGCCACCGCGAAGCTGCTCTTCGCCACCACGGCGACCGCCGGCGGCGTCGTGCGGGTCACCGTGGGCGACCGCAGCCTCCCCGAGGTGGTGTTCAACACCGGGGACACTGCGTCGGCCATCGCGACCGCGGTCAACAGCATGATCGCGGCCTACGACGAGGAGCTCCCCGTCACCTCCGGCGTGAGCACCGCGACGGTCACGCTCACGGCCGCCAACGTCGGGCCGCGCGGCAACGACATCCGCGTCATCTGCGAGATCGTGCCGTCGGGCACGGCCGCGGCCGGCACGACGGTGGCCCTCAACGGCGGCTCCGCCGCGTCGCAGGTGGACGGCCGCCTCGGCGCCGGCGCCGGCTCCTCCGGCACAGACTTCGTGCCCGGGTCGGGCGCCGACGACTTCACCGCCGCGCTCGCCGCCGTGTACGCCGCCGACTTCGACTTCCTCGGCTGCGCCTGCAACGACGACACGAACCGCGGGCTCGTGAAGACCCACGTCACCGGCGCCAGCGCGATCAGCGAGGGGCGCCGCCGCGCCGCGGTCTGCGGGTCGATCGAGCCCACCCTCTCCACGGTGCAGGGCGACGCGGTGGCGGCCAACGAGCCGCGCTTCCAGATCGTGCACCTCAAGGGCGCCTACAACGGCACCGGGGAGATGGCCGCCGCCTACCTCGCGGCCCACATCTACGGCGACGGCAAGCTCCGCGGCATCGCGCAGAAGACGAGCGCGAAGCAGAACGGCCTCCAGCTCTACCCCGCGATCCGCGCGCCGCTGGTGAGCGACTACACCACGTCGAACGAGAAGCGCACGCTCCTCGCCAACGGCGTGACGCCCCTGGCCGCGTCGTCGCTCAGCCCCGGCTACGCGGAGGTGGTGCGGCCCGTCACCACGCGCACCCTCGCCGTCTCGGGCGCCACCAGCTACGCGGTGATCGACCCGTCGAAGGTGCGCGTCGCCGACGAGGTGGCGCGCCGCTGGGGCGCCTTCTGCGCGGTCGCCTACGCCGACAAGAACCTCGCCCCCGACCCGCCGAGCATCGACGAGGCGCCCTCGGCCGACGACGTGGTCTGGCCCTCGGCGATGCGCGAGGACGTGCTCGCGCTCCTCCGGCAGATGGAGGACGAGGGCAAGCTCGTGAACGTCAACGCGCACGCCGACGCGGTCGCGGTCGCGGCCGACGGCGCCGACGACACCGTGGCGGTCGTGACCATCCCGATCGCCGTCATCCCCCACCTGCACTCGACGGTGACCGTCGTGCAGCAGGTCGCCTGAGAGGAGCTCGACCATGGCACGTAAGGAGTTCGCGGGCGCCGGGCGCCTCTGGATGAACGGCACGCTCGTCGCCGACGCGACCAGCATCGACGTGACGATCGGCGGCAACTCGTCGCGCATCAACACCACCGGCGGCAACAGCGGCGAGATCATCACCGACCCGAACATGATGAAGGTCTCGGTGCAGCACGCCGTGCCGAAGACCGGCACCGCCGTGCGGGACATCTCCCGGGCCCGCGAGGCGAAGACCGACGTCACCCTCAAGGTGCAGGTCGGCAACAACGTCCGCACCGGGCGCGGGAAGATCACCTCGGAGAAGCTCGCAGGCGCGCCCGGCAAGGGCGAGTTCAGCTTCGAGTTCGAGGGCGACGCGCAGAGCGTCGGGTGACCGTGGCGCGCCGAGAAGAGCCCGCCGACGGGTCGCCGCTCGCGCGCGCCGCCGCGCGCCTCGGGCGGCCCGCCAAAGCCATCGACTTCCCGGGGATGGCCGGCGTCCGCGTGGCGCTCTGGTGCCCAAACGAGGACGAGGAGTCGCGCGCGGACATCGCCGCCCGCCAGCGCCTCACGCAGACCTTCAAGCTCACCGCGCTCGACCTCTCCCTCGCGCAGGAGACCGAGCTCGTGCGGCGCGAGCGAGAGGTCGAGCTCCTGGCCCTCGTGCTCCGCGACGCGGCCGACCCGTCGCAGGCCTTCACCGAGAGCTCCGACGAGCTGCGGGAGCACATCTCCGGGCCGCAGCGGGCGCAGCTCGTCGAGGCGATCGAGGACTTCAAGCGCGAGCGCTTCATGGCCCGCACGCCCGAGGAGGACGCCGAGCTCCTCAAGGTCCTGCGCGACATGGGAAAAGTCGAGGGGGTGCTCCCGACGTGGCTGCTGTCCTGCGACGCCGGCACGCTGCGGCGCATCGTGGAGGTCATGGCGAAGGGCGCCCCGACACCCCCGACACCCCCNNCGACACCCTCGAGCTCCTCGAAGCCCTGAGGCTGGAGTGGCAGGAGTACCAACTCGAGGACGCCGGGCTCCTGCCGCCGACGCACTGGCACCCGACCCGCATCTCCATCGAATGAACCCCTGACGTGGGCGACGCCGTACTCCGAATCCGCGCCGAGGGCGGCCCCGAGGTCGCGCGCCTCCTCGCCGACGTCGAGCGCCTCGCGCAGGCCTCGGGCCGCCGGATGCGGCGGTCGCGCGACAACGAGCTCGCGGGCTACCGCGACCAGGCCCGCCGCACCTACGACGACGTCGCGCGCAGCGACGGGGCCGCCACGCGGTTCCGCCTCCGCCAGCTCGCGATGACCGACGAGGCGCGGCGGCGGTCGGAGACGACCTACGCCATCATGCTCAACCGCGCGACGCGCGTGATGGAGCACGAGACCGGGCGGCGCGGGGAGCTCACCGAGCGCGAGAAGCGGCAGGCGGAGGACCTCGCGCGCGTCATGGTGGCCAACCACGAGCGGGCCGAGCGCCAGCGCACCGCCGCCACCGCGCGCGCCGAGCGGGAGCGGGCCGCCGCCCGCCAGCGGTTCCTGGCCGGCGCGCG